GTCGACACCCGCTACTTCGACTGGCCGGACCAGTACGCGAGGCCGTGGCGCCTGTGGCTGGACGACTCGGAGCTGATCACGCTCACCTCCATCTCGTCCGGCGGCGTGGCCATTCCCACGGGGAACGTGAACCTGGAGCCGAACCGCGGCGCCGGGCCGTTCAACCGCGTCGAGATCCAGCTCGACACCAGCTCGGCGTTCGGTGGCGGCTCCACCACCCAGCGGGACATCACCATCACCGGCCTGTGGGGCTACCGGGACGACGAGTCCCCCGCCGGCACGGCGGCCGCGGGCATCGGCTCGTCGGTGACGACGCTGGTGGTCAGCGACGCCTCCGCGGTCGGCGTCGGCCAGGTGCTCCGCATAGGCGCGGAGCGGCTCATCGTCACCGAACGCGCCATGGCCTCCACCGGCCAGACCCTCCAGACGCCGATCGACGCGGCCAAGAACAGCGAGACCCTGGCCGTCACCGACGGCACCGCGTTCACTGCTGGCGAGGTGCTCCTCCTCGACGCCGAACGCATGCGCATCAACGACATCGCCGGCAACAACCTCATCGTCACCCGGTCCTGGGACGGCTCCACCCTGGCGGCCCACACCGCCCCCACCCTCTACGCCTCCCGGGCCCTGACCGTGACCCGCGGCGCCCTCGGCACCACCGCGGCCGCCACCGCCCAGGACGCAGCCATCTACCGCTGGAACCCGCCCGGCCCGGTCCGGACCCTCGTCATCGCCGAGGCAGTCACCACCCTGCTGCAGGAGTCCTCCGGCTACGCGCGCACCACCGGCGTCGGCACCGCCTCCCGGCAGGTCGGCGGCGGCAACGTGACCAAGACCGAATACGGCGCCGGCCTCGACGCCCTGCGCGCGCAGGTCTACATCTCCCACGGGCGTAAAGCCAGAGTGAGGGCCGTCTGATGATCGGACAGGTCTACGTCAGCCTGAAGGGCCCCACCGTGGAAGGCCTCGCCAGGCCCATGCTGGCCGCCGCCCTGGACACCGCACTCGCCGAGGTCGCGGACTACACGAAGTACGAAGTCAGCATGGAGCTCTCCGAGGTGCTGCAGCACCCGACGGGCTACTACGAGTCGCAGATCCGCTCCGAGCGGGTCAGCGCCGAGGCGTTCAGCATCAACGACTCCGGCGTGGTCTACGGGCCGTGGCTGGAGGGCATCAGCAGCCGCAACCAGAGCACCCGCTTCAAGGGCTACGCGACGTTCCGCCGGGTCAAGAACCGCATGGCCCAGAAGTCCGAGGCCATCATCGGGGCGGCCATCTCGGCGCTCTGCGGGAGGCTGTGATGGCCCTCGACATCGACAGCATCATCGACGCCGTGGCGTCCCACGCCGCAGCGACCGGCTGGTTCGACAACGTGAACGGCCACGAGCCGAAGAACGCTCCGCCGACGGGCATGACGGGCGCGGTCTGGGTCGATGCGGTGCGGCCCGCGTCATCCGGACTGGCTTCCTCGTCGGCGCTGCTCGTCCTCAACGTGCGCATGTACACGAGCATGTTGCAGGAGCCACAGGACCGGATCGACCCGGTCATGGTGAGGGCGCTGAGCGACCTGTACGCCCGCTACGCCGGGGACTTCACTCTGGGCGGGCTGGTCCGGCAGGTCGACCTGCGTGGCGCCGACGGGATCCCGCTGCAGGCGAAGGCCGGCTACATCAACCAGGACCAGCGTATGTACCGGGTCATCACGATCACCCTGCCGGTGGTCGTCAACGACGCATGGGATGAGGAGGCGTAATGACCAAGTCCGGCGGCCTCGGCGACAACTTCTATTCGGGTGGCTATGACCTGTCCGGGGACATCGGATCCGTCGACAAGGTGCAGGGCGGTACGAAGCCCATCGACGTCACGGGCATCAACAAGAGCGCCTTCGAACGGATTGGCGGGGTGCGGGACGGCGCCATGTCGTGGAAGGCGTTCTTCAACACCACCGGGGCCCACCCGGTGCTGAGCGCCCTGCCGACGGCTGACGTGGTGGCCACCTACTGCCGCGGTACGACGCTCGGCTCACCGTGTGCGTCGGTCGTCGCCAAGCAGCTCAACTACGACGGCAACCGCGGCAACAGCGGCGAGTTCACGTTCAGTGTCGACGCCGAGGCCAACGCTTACGGTCTGGAGTGGGGCGTGCTGCTGACGGCCGGCCTACGCACGGACACCGCGGCGACGAATGGCACCGGGGTGGACACCGCGGCGTCGGCATCGTTCGGCGCCCAGGCCTACCTGCAGGTGACGGCGTTCACCGGCACCGACGTCACCGTGAAGATCCAGGACAGCGCCGACAACGTGACCTTCGCCGACGTCACCGGGCTGACCTTCACCGCCGTCACCGCGGCGCCGTTCACCCAGCGTCTCGCCACATCGAACACCGCCACGATCCGCCGCTACGTCCGGGCGATCACCACCACCAGCGCCGGTGTCACGTCCGTGACGTTCGCTGTGCACCTGACCAAGAACGAGATCGGGGGCGTGGTCTTCTGATGAACCGCATCGAGCCGAACATGCCCGTCGGCGCCTACCAGACGTACCGGATCCTGTCGCCGCAGGCCACGCACTTCCGGCCTGCCACCTGCGCCGAAGCTGACTGCGAACACCACCTGCACGGCTGGCAGTCGACCATCGACGAGACCACCGCCCGCGGCCAGCAGCAGGCGCACTACATCCGCAAGCAATCCGGCCGCGGCTTCACCGAGGAGCGGCTGACCGCGGGCCTGACCCGGTTCACCTTCCCCGCCGGCCAGACCTGCTTTGCCGGCGGGCATCAGGTGCGGCTGGACCGGCCGGAGCACTACCTCGTGCGGGCCGGCGACTGGCGGGGCAACCCGACCGGGCAGAGCAGGACCCTGCGCGCGCAGGACTGGGTGGACGACTTCGGCGAGCACCAGCAGCGTCTCGCTGACCAGATTGAGAGGGGCTGACCATGGCAGACGTCAGCTGAGAGGGCATCAACAAAGGCGCTGGAAGAGGAAGGGAGGCGAATCAAGTGGCTAAGCATTCCACTAGAATTGGGCTATGCCAGACAACTCTCGGGCCTGCACGAAGTGCGGCCTGGATAAGCCCCTGCCCGAATTCTCCAAGAACCCCCGGGGAAAGTACGGCGTCAAGTCGTCCTGCAAGGCATGTGACAGTGCCCGCCACGCTGCCCAGCACGTCCCTAAGCAGCGGACACTTCGGCCGCCTCGCGACCAATCCGAGCCCAAGACCTGCACCAAGTGCGGAATCACCAAGCAGCTCGCGGACTTCAGCCTTGCCCGCAAGGCAACTGCGACGAGCAACGCCGTGTATCGGAGCGAGTGCAAGCCTTGCTGTTCGGCGCGCGCTAAGCAGTGGTTCAGGGACAATCCTGGGCGAACGAGCGCCAATCGGCGGAAGTTCAACCTGGCCAATAACTACGGACTCACCGTGGATGAGTACAACGCCATGCTGCGAAGGCAGGGCGGCGTTTGCGCCATCTGCGGCAAGAGTGAGCCGGCTGAGCACGGCCGGACCGGAAAGCAATTCCGGCTTGCTGTTGACCACTGCCACGAGACTGGCGCGGTACGCGGCTTGCTCTGCCAGAAATGCAATCGGGCGGTCGGCTTGCTTGGCGACGATCCGATTCTCCTGCGTAAGGCCATCAGCTACCTGCTCCGGACCCGGGAAGGAGCAGAGAATCAAGGAGGGCAGTAGCTATTAGCAAGAGCTCTGGGTTGGGATGGACGACGTGCAGCGTGGACGACGCTGCAGGTGTCGCCAAGGCGATCAAGAACGACGTGACCGACTTGCAGTTCAGCACGCCGAGGGCCGTGCAGGACATCACTGGCATCGACAAGTCGGCGATGGAGCGGCTCCTGCTGCTCGCGGACTTCAGCGTCACGCTGAAGGGCGTCTTCAACGCGGCGACGGGCCTGTCTCACGACGTGTTCAAGACCGTCCCGTCCACGTCGGTGATGCGCACCGTGACCCTCACCGTGAACGGGGTCACCCTCGCCAACGAGGTTTTGCTCACGGACTACCCGCTGTCCCGTTCCAGCTCGGGCGAGCTGACGTGGTCGGTGCCGGGGGTCCTTGCGGATGGCACCGTTCCGGTCTGGGCGTAGGCAGGCTGCCGGGCCGGGTGCCGTCACGGCTCTCCGGCATGGTTCCGCTTGCCTGCCAAAACTGCAGTGTGGGCCGCCGGGCAGCCGGCGGCGCTCGCCCTCGCCAGGAGTTGTGACTCATGGGTTTCCGAATTCAGCGCAAGGTGTTCCGTCTGCACTTCAAGGACTCCGATCTTGAGGGCCTCGAGGTCCTCGCTCGGAGCCTCAACACGGGCCAGTTCCTGGATATGGAGGAGGCCAAGGCGGAGCGCGCGGCGGGCGGGAAGCGCGGCAAGGTCGGCACGGAGAGGATGCTCGAGCTGTTCGCCGAGAAGCTCGTCTCGTGGAACGCCGAGGACGAGGAGGGTATCCCGGTGCCGGCGACGATGGACGGGATCAGGTCGCAGGACTTGGACCTCAGCCTGAAGATCATCGACGCCTGGACGGACGCCATCGCCGGAGTCAGCGTCCCTTTGCCCGAGACCTCCAGCGCTGGGCAGCCGTCGGCCCTGGAGGCATCGATTCCGATGGACGCCCCCTCCGCGAGCCCCGCGAACTGACCCGCGCCCGCACCGTGCTGGGCCTGTGCGACCGCTGGCACAAGCTGCCCAGCGAGGTGCTGGCCGAACCGGCGGAGATGCTCCGCCTGCTGCAGATCGCGCACATGGGCCGACGTGAGGAGGTGCCGGAATGAACGTGGTCGAGATCCTGGTCACCGCGCGGAACCTCTCCGGGCCGGCCTTCGCCGAGGCCAGGGCCGGGGCAACGGCCATGGAATCGTCCATGGCCAAGTTCAACAAGGTGGCCGACGCCTCCGCGTTGGCGATCGCCGCGGTCGGCTTCGAGGCCGTCAAGATGGCCAGCAAGTTCGACGGCGAGATGGCGCTCCTCGTCACGCAGGCCGGCGTCGCCGAAGACCAGCTCGGTGGCCTGAAGAAGGGCGTCCTCGACATCGCGGCGAAGGTCGGCTCCGACCCGGACAGCCTCGCCGAGGCCCTGTTCCACGTCGAAAGCAACTTCGAGTCGATGGGCATCACCAGCCAGCAGGCCCTGAAGCTCACGGAGACCGCGGCGAAGGGCGCCGCCGTCGGTCACGCCGACCTGGTGGACGTCACCAACGCCCTGACCGCAGCGGTGGCGGCCGGCATCCCCGGCGTGGAGGATCTCGACCAGGCGATGGGTGTCCTCAACGCCACGGTGGGCGTCGGCGACATGAAGATGCAGGACCTCGCCAACGCCTTCAGCTCCGGCATGGTGGCGACGGTGAAGGGCTTCGGCCTGTCCATCACCGACGTCGGCGCCGCCCTCGCGGTCTTCGGCGACAACAACATCCGCGGCTCGCTGGCCGGCAACCAACTGCGCATGTCCGTCATGGCTCTGGCCAAGCCCATCTCGACCAGCGAGGCGGCTCTCAAGACCCTCGGCCTGACGCAGACGACCCTCGCCAACGACATGCAGCGCGGCGGCCTCAAGCTGGCCCTGGAGGACCTCAAGGGCCGGATGGACGCGGCCGGCATCTCGGCGGATAAGCAGGGCCAGATCATCACGGATGCTTTCGGGCGCAAGGCCGGCGCGGGCCTCAACGTCCTCGTCGGGCAGATTGATCGTCTGGAGTCAAAGTACCCGGAGCTGGAGAAGGGCGCCGACGGCTTCGGCAAGGCCTGGGAGCGGACGCAGCAAACCTTCCAGCAGCAGACGAAGGAGCTGGAGGGCTCCCTGCAGGCCCTGATGATCACGCTCGGGGAGAAGCTCATCCCACCCCTGCAGAAGGCCACCACGTGGATGCTCAACAACCGCGACACGATGCTGCAGATGGCGGAAGGTGTCGGCATCCTCGTCGGCGCCCTCGCCACGTTCTCCGTCCTCAGCAAGGTCGTCGCCGGCGTCAAGACACTGTCTGACGCGTTCTCGGCCGCCGGCGGGGCGATGGTCGCCTACCGGACCCGGATGCTTGAGGCGCAGGCCGCATCGCTTGCGGCCGGCGGCGGGATCAACACCCTGTCGTCGGCCTTCAGCGCCCTCGGCACGAAGGCGAAGATCGCCGTGTCGGCGACCGCCATCGGCCTGCTCGTGGTGGCGGTCACCCAACTCAGCAGCCTCTCCAAGGAGGCGCCGCCGAACATCGACAAGATGACGGCCTCGCTGATGACGTTCGGCCGGTCCGGCGCCGCGGGGGGCGAGCTGGCCAAAACTCTCGGCGGCAACCTGGAGAAGCTCGGTAACGCCGTGGACGAGGTCGGCCGCAAGAGGTCGGGCATGGACTCGTTCATGGAGTCCTTCTACAAGCTGGCCACGCTCGGCTCGGACAAGTCGAACCTGTCGAAGGCAAAAGAGCAGATCAACGCGGTCGATGAGGCGCTGGCCAGCATGGTGCAGGCGGGCCATGCCGACCTTGCCGCTGCTGCCTTCAAGCGCCTGCAGGAGACCCTCGCCGCGAAGGGCGGTGACCCGGGCAAGCTCGCCGATGAGATGCACAAGTACCAGGACGCCCTGGGTGCCGCGACCGAGACCGAGAACATCGCGGTAGCCAGCATGGGCGCGCTCGGCGCGGAGGCCATGGCGACCAGCAAGGCTCTCGACGAGCAGTCGATGACCGCGAAGGGTCTGAAGGAGGCGATCTCCGACCTGAACGACGTGAACCGGTCGGCGCTCGACTCGATGGCGGGGTTCGAGGCCGCGATGGACGCGGCAGCGAAGGCTGCGACCGAGGGCGCCGGTTCGCTAAGGATGAACCACGGCGAGCTCGACCTGACCTCGGAGAAGGCCCGCACGGCCGAGGGTGCGCTGACGGACCTGGCGTCGAAGACGGACGCTGCTGCGGTGGCCGCGCTGAACTCCGGCGACTCGATGGAGCATGTCAACGCCATCTACGACAAGGGCCGCGACAAGCTGATGCAGGTGGCCATGCAAATGGGCCTGACTCGCGATCAGGCCCGCGAGTTGACGAACACGATCCTGCAGACACCGGACAAGACGGCCTACCTGCGCGGCGATGTAACCGACTTGAAGGCCAAGCTCGCGGACGCCGAGGCGTCACTGAAGGGCACCACCGGCGAGAAGCGCATCAGGATCCAGGCCGAGATCGAGCAGCTCAAGCGGGAACTCGCAGCGGCGCAGGCCCAGATCGACGCGCTGCACGGCAAGACCGTCACCGTGATCTACAACGAGCGCCGCGGTCAGGCCCGGGACGCGCCCGGTGAGGCGCACGGCGGCATCATCGGCGGCGCCGCGACGGGCGGCCCGCGGGGCGGTCTCACCTGGGTTGGAGAGCAGGGCCCGGAGTTGGTGCGGATCCCAGGTGGCTCGACGGTCATCCCGGCCGGCCAGAGCCGGACGCTGGCCGGGGCTTCGGCAGGCGGCGGGGTGGGGGCCCTTCAGGTGGAATGGGTCGGCGACAGCGGCGGGGACGAGTTCCTGTCCTGGCTGCGGAAGAACATTCGGATCCGGGGCGGCGACGTTCAGTCCGTCCTCGGCCAGTAGGCAGGGAGAGAGATGCACCGGTACAAGACGTGGAACGCGCCGATGCCGACGACGGCGGCGGTCGCCAAGGTGACCACGAGCACGAGCATCAAGACGATGCTGCAGCTCGCGACACCATCCACCAGGCAGATTCAGCTGATCTCCTGGGGCTTCAGCCTGGATGTGGCGCCGGGTGCGGCGTCGATCGTGGAGCTGCTGCAGACGGACGTCGCGGCGACGGTGACCGCGCACGTCGCCTCGGGTGTGCAGCCGATCGACCCGAACGCCCCTGCGTCGCTGCTGACGCTGGGTGCGTCGGGGACGGGCTACTCCGCGAGCGTGGAGGGCGGCACGACCGCAACGCGGATCTTCGACTCGAAGCTCGTGCCGCTGGCGGCCGGCGCCACCGACCTGACGTACTCCTACCAGTGGATGCCGGATGAGCGGCCGATCGTCGCCGTCTCCAAGTTCCTGCGGGTCCGGGCGACGTTCGCGACCTCGGCCAGCAACATGCTGTGCTGGGTCGTCTGGGACGAGTGACCGATGGCCCACATTGCGGCACTCGTAGCGGGCTGGCAGCGGCGCCTCGGCGGGCAGGCGGGCCCGCTCGGCCCGGTGTCCGGCGGCAGCGGAGAGAGTTCGGCCGGCGTCGTCCAGGTGGAGCTGTACGTCGACGGCTCGTGGCAGGACATCACCGAGTACGTGATGGTCCGCGACGGCGGGCAGCGGATCACGATCCGCCGGGGCCGGCCGAACGAGGGCGCCCGCACCGATCCGGCGCACGCCACGATGCAGCTCAACAACCGGGACGGCCGCTTCTCGCCGAGGAACCCGCTGAGCCCGCTGTTCGGGAAGATCGGCCGGAACACGCCGATCCGGGTCAGCGTCCCGTCCGGCAACGACAAGTCGTACCGGTTCTGGGGGGAGGTCGTGGTTTGGCCGGCCGGCTGGGACTCGACCGGCACCGACGTGTGGGTGGACTTGGAGGCCGCGGGCATTCTGCAGCGCCTCGGGCAGGGCTCGAAGCCGCTCGGCTCGCCGATGTTCGTGTCGCTGGCCGGTTCCGTCCCGACGAACACTGTGATTGCCTACTGGCCGTTCGAGGACGCGGCGGGCTCGACGACGATCGGCTCCGCGGTCAGCGGCGTTCAGGCGATGCGGATCTCCGGCACGCCGACGTTGGCGACGAGCAACGACTTCGTCTGCTCGGACTCGTTGCCGCAGATGGGCACCGGGTCGTTCACGGCGTGGGTGCCGAGCTACACGCCGGCGGGCGCCCAGGACACCACCAACGAGTACAACACCCTGCTGCGGTTCCTGCTGGAGGTCCCGGCGGCCGGGACGACGGACGGCGCCGTGATTGCGTCGCTCGCCTGGAGCGGCACCATCCCCCGCTGGGAGGTGTACTACTCGACGTCGTCCGGCGGGCAGCTGGGCCTGCGGGGCCTGGACAGCTCGGGCGCGACGGTGCAGGACACCGGGCTTGGCGGGCCGGCCATGAACGGCACGAAGGTGCACGTCACGGCGGATCTGCGCCTCAGCGGCGGCATCCAGTTCCAGTACTCGCTGTCGATCCTGCCGGTGGGCAGCAGTTCGCCGACGTCGCTGGCGGGGGCCGTGTTCGGGCCGATCGGCGGCATCGTCAGCGTGATCAACGTGGCGCCGGGCGGGAACCTCGGGAACACGATCGTCGGGCACGTCAGCCTGCAGCTGACGCCGGGCCTACCGACGGATGCAACGGACCTGGCCGCGGTCGTCGTGGCGTACTCGGGGGAGACGGCTGCGGCCCGCCTGGCCCGGCTCTGCGGCATCGCGGGCATCCCGTACGAGCTGGTCGGTACCGCGTCCGACACGGTGGCTCTCGGCGCGCAGGCGAACGCCAAGCTGATGGACCTGATCGATCAGGCCGTCGCTGCGGACATGGGGCAGTTGTACGAGCGGCTGAACGCGCTGGGGCTGGGGTATCGGACGCGCACCTCGATGGAGAACCAGGCCGCGGCGCTGGCCTTGTCCTACGCGGCGTTCCAGCTGTCCGAGGTCCCGAAGCCGGTGGATGACGACCAGTACACCCGCAACGACATCATCGCGTCCCGCAGTGGGGGTTCCTCGGCCCGGGCGACGCTCGCCTCGGGGACGATGTCGGTGCAGGCTCCACCGGCCGGTGTGGGCCAGTACGACGAGGCGGTGACGGTCAACGTCGCGTCGGACACTGGCCTGCCGGACCAGGCCGGGTGGCGGCTGCTGCTGGGCACGGTCGACGAGGCCCGCTATCCGCTGATCAGCATCAACCTGGCGCATCCTTCGATCGCCGGGGCGACCCGGGTGGCGGCGCTGGCGGTCCGGCCGGCGGACCGGGTGACGGTGAGCGGCCTGCCTGCGTGGCTGCCTCCGGACGATGTCTCGCAGCTGGCGTTGGGCTTCGCGGAGACGATCGACCAGTTCCAGCACCGGATCGGGTTCAACTGTGCGCCGGAGCGCCCGTACCGGACCGGGGTGCTGGGTGATTCGACGCTGTCGCGGCTGGACTCGGCGGGCTCCCGGCTGGCTCAGTCGGCAGGCCCTACGGACACGACGCTGCTGGTGGCGACCACGACCGGCCAGCTGTGGACGACGGCCGACGTGCCGTTCAACGCCCGGGTGTCGGGCGAAGTCGTGACCGTCACCGCGGTGGCCGGCGCCAGCAGCCCGCAGACGTTCACGGTGACGCGCTCGGTGAACGGCGTCGTCAAGTCCCTGCCCACCGATGCGGACTTCCGCCTCGACCAGCCGCTGATCCTCGCCCTGTAAGGAGCGCCCCGTGGTTCTCGCTGTTCCCACTCCGCCGGTTCGTGCGGCCGGCCTGCGGTTGACGTCCGCCATCTACGGTTCGGACGTCACCGACAACGTCAACTTCCTGACGAACCCGCCGTTCGCGGTGCTGACGGTGACGACGCCGCAGAGCGGGCCAGCGTCCAGTGCCGCCGTGAATGCCGCCCTGCAGTTCGACACCGAGGTGACCGACACGTACGGCGCCCACTCCACGGTCACCAACAACTCGCGGTACACCGCGGTGGCGGCGGGCTGGTATGCGGTCCGCAGCGCGGTCTGCTGGACCCCGAACGCCACCGGCAACCGGGTGATGGCCCTCTACGTGAACGGTGTTGTCGTGCCGTACGCGCAGACCCAGCAGCCTGCGTCGACGGCGACGAACTTCACCATCACCGAGATCAACTCGCATGTGCTGATGGCCGCCGGCGACTACCTGGAGACGTGGGTGGGCCAGAACTCGGGCGGGGCGCTGGCGATCGTCGCGGCCGGCACGACGATGCAGGTGCGGTTCTCGCACGCCGGCCTGCTCTGATGCCGGCGTGCTGGGAGGACGGCTGCTCGCGGGGCCTGGTCGCGCAGTGGCAGCGCCGGCCGTCCGCCGCAGAGATGGACGAGGAGTTCGGGCCGGGCAGCGCGGCGCGGGCGGAGTTCGCCGTCGAGGCGGCGGCCGGCGGGCCGGTGGAGCTCGGCGCCCAGCCGTCGGCGGCGTCGTCGACGGTGGCGGTGCACGCCTGCGATGTG